CCACGCTAGCTAACACATCATCTCCATATGTGCGGGGAACCACATGATCGAAAAAACAATACTTAGTATCTACGCCCATGATCTCATACCATGCGTACATGAGCATTAGAACACCTCGCATCGAATTATCTTCAGCGGTTCCGAACTTTCCAGAAGGAACACATCCAGGTTTAACCAACACATCTGTCAAAATACTCAAATGTGGAAACAAATCTTCTGACAGAATACCTTGTACCATGTTTAGTGCTTCTCCACTATATCCCATTCTTTGAAGGACACGATAGATAACAGTTGACCTGGCTTGGGCAATATCAAAAGGATTGGACAGATCCCATCCAGAGTAATCTCCTTCTATGATGGTTTCACCTCCATGAATTTGCATAGCTTCTACTACCTCGTTTGCATTTGAGTGCATATTTATACCGACAGAGGTACAAAAAATGTCTCCATGTTCAACAACTAAGCTGTAGAAAGGAGCAAGCAACATCCGAGAAACTACCAAATAGTCCAGAGGAGTCATATAAAAAAGACGTGTCTTTCCTTGCATGACCTTTTCTGAAGAACGGGCTTCGTCTTTAAGTTGAGACTCGAAGACGCAACCTGCGATCTCTCCCTGACGATACTTGGAGAAAATTTCCAAAATTCTTTGTTTGAGTTCACCAGTGGGTTCCCTATACAAAAATTTTTCCTCTTCTAGAGACAAATCCAGTAAATGACGAGATTTCTTCCCGGAAAAACCGTAACCACCACCAGTAGAGGTGTTGATACGCGAAATATAATCGTCCATGTAAGCACCATTTACGGCACTATCCATGTCTAGGGGAGACAATTTCTCTATTTTTCTTTCCAAAAGTCCCTTAATAATTCTTTCACTGTACTCTTCGATACATCTTGACATAATAATGGAATCCAAATCAACCAATGCCTTGTCCATTTTACGAATTGCATCATTGTAAGGCGAGATGTACTCGCCATCCCTAGTGAAGGGTTTCATCACAGGCGGAAGGAAAGTTTGTGTTCGTG